ATACTTACCCTGTATTGATAACCTTACGCTCCTTTGTTGATAATTAGGTATAATAAAAAAACCGTCGTATACAGTAAAATAAATAGCAAAGTAGTCTACTTCTTCTTTAGTGTAAAAGTCAGTACTGCGCCTTAGTACTAGGTGTATAGTATTACCGTTGAATTTACGTTCAGCGCTTACGTTCTTTACTTGTATTTTATATAACTTTAAATCACGTTCTATAATACAGTCGTAGGGACTACTGTCTAGTAAAGGCATCGAAACGTTAAAACCGTTTTCTATAGCCCTAGTGCAAAATTTATATTCGGCTAGACAGCCTAACTGGTTATGGTTCACTTTGTTTATAGTTGCTTTGACTAAGCTACAAAAAAAAACCGCTCAAAATAGAACGGCTTTTTAACAATCAAAATAACTATGAATAAATCTATACTTATTTAACGCCAGTATAGCGGCGCATTATTTTACCAGCTTCTGTTAGCTTTTGTATTACCAGTATTTTCTGGGTTACTGGTAAGCTGTTAAAGCTGTCCTGGTCTACCAGGTTTTTAAATTCGTGTAGTATACTATTTTTTCTCATAACTTAAAACGCTTAAACCTAAAATAAACATAAAAATAAGACCTATAAAGTCGTTGTATATAACTAGGTCGCGCATACCCAGCGCTAATAAACCCCAGCCTAGTATTGGCTTTATATACTTCATAGCCCTACCCATTTGTCAGCGTGCGCGCATAGTTGGCAAAACGTGCATACTAGTCCAAAAGCAGCTACGTATATTATTGTATCGAATATAAAGTTTTCTATTTTACGTTTCATAATGTTATAATTTGTTCGGCTAAACTACAAACTAATTTTAAACTATACAAATAAATCTTAAACTTTATTTAGGTGTATAAAAAAACCCCAGCGATTAGCCAGGGTTTTGTTTAGTGTATAGCGTTATACTACTAGGCAGTTTCTAGGGCTGCTTTGTCTACGCTAAAGTCGCCAGTTACAAAGGCGTTAGGTAGATAGTTAGTAAGCGCTACTCTTTCTTGTACTCTTACAGTTACAAAACCGTCGCGTACGTTAGTGCCGTCTTCTTTAAAGAATTCTACACCTACGTTGTCACGTACCCATAACTGCGTACCCATTCCGAAGTTACCTACTAAATACTTATCAGAAGTAATAGCTGTATTCAAAATAACTGGTACACCGTTAATACGTGGCTGTAGCCCTTGGTTCCAATCTTTTACTAGGTATTCGTTTTGCGAAGACTTTAGTAATAAAATTTTGTGGAAGTCAGTAGGGTTAATCATAATGTAGTCAGCAGCGTAGTTAGCTAGTGCTAATTGGTTTAACGCTACAGTAAGTACGTCAAATTCATTAGCGCTTTCAATAGCGTTAGCAAACCCACCAGCAGCAAAAGCTGTAGCATCAGAAATAATACCGCTTAGCTGTGGCGCTACGCCTGTACCATTTAAAATCTGGTTGTCTTCTACTTCTAATAGTTTTTCTGGCGCACGTGCAGAAAGGTAGCTAGTAAGCTGTGGCGTATCGTTTAGCATCTCTTCCGAAATTCTAAAGTATGTACCAATTTTCTGTACGTTAGCGTCAGACGCTGTAAAGTCAAAGTCAGACTGTCCTAGTGTAGAACCTTCAGAAGTTGCAGCAGCACCGTTAGAGTAACCGCTTTCTTTTACGAAGCGTACTACGTCAGACGCAGTAGAACCTTGCGCGATTAGCTGGCGCATATGAACCAAACGTGTAGGGTCATATTTGTAGCCAGGTACGCGGTCAGCTGGGATTACTTCGCCTGTAAAGTCAGCGCCTGTAGTCATATCCGCTTTCACTTCGAAACGTGCGGCTTTAGTCATTCCGTTACGCATAGCGTCAATAGCGCCGCCTTCGATAGCTTCCATTAAAGCGCCTTTGAAAGTAGCTTTTTTGCCAGCTTCAAAGTTCTTTTTATTAGATACTTCTAACGCGTCAAAACGTTCGTTAAATTTATTAGTCAAGTTAGAAATTTCAGACTTTAACATTTCGTCTGCTTTTCCGTTGGCGCTTTCAATCGCCTGTCCGTATGCCTTTTCCAATTTAGCGTCGATTACGTCGCCTAACTGGTCTAGGTGTTTTTTAGTGTTTTCTTCCATTATTGAAAAAAGTAAAAAGTTAATTATTTAATTTATTTAGTAAATACTCAAAAACCGCCTGGCTATTGTCTACTGGCTGCGTGTCGTTAGACGGCGCAGTAGCTTTAGAAAATAAACCTTTCAGTTTTAGTAGTTCGGCTTCGATACAGTACCCCATTTCGTCGCTTATATCGCCTTTGCGTACAAGTTTAGCTAGTGCATCGTATCTTTTTAAAATGTTTTCCTGGGCTTTTTCGCCTTTAACGTCTAGTATTTTAGCTTGGTCGTTAGCCGCTAGTGTTACGGCGCTTACTTCGTATAGCTTTACTTCCGTTATTTCGCGGTAGTCCATTTTATTTTCTTTTTGCATTGGTAGAATACCTACGCTGTTTTCAGTAATTACGCCAGCTTTCATTAGTTCGATAACGTCGTTCCCTAGTGTAGTCTTGGCTATTTCAGCTGTAAACATTAAACCTTTGTCGTCTTCTACTAGTTCTACCATTTTACCTAGTGGCTGCGCCATATTGTGCTGGTATAAGTATTTAACGCGGTGTCCATTTTCTTTAATAGTCTTCGCGTATGCACCAGGGCGTATTATATCGCTGTCGCTGTCTTTATTATTAAAGTAGCTAGCGTACCCTTTTACTATACCTTTTTTTTCGTCTGCGTCTACTAGTTCGCCTAGTGGCGCGCTTTTAAATAAAATACTCATTTTAGAATAATTTCTACAAATTTACGGTTTTTTTATTAGTGTTACTTCGCCGCCGTCTAGCACATTTTTGCCAGCATCTATATAGCTAAATACTAGGTTTTCTTTTAGTGCTTTTTTAAGTAATTCTATAGACCTATCTAAACCTAAATACCTATAATAGGTTTCTGGGTTTTGTTGGTCTGGGTTCGCTTTTATATATCTGTCTATTAGTCTAAAGTATTCGTCCATTTGTTAGCTTTTTAAAAGTTCTTGCCACATTTTTTTAGTGTCTTCATATGCTTTTGGAAAATAGTGTTTAAATACTGGGTTACCGTGGTAGAAGTTTTCGGCTAGGTGCGCTATAAATTCGGCGCGCATTTTAGCTGGACTAGTATAATAGTCCCTACCGTGTCCAAAACCTACAGCTTCTTTAGTAAGGCAGCCAAAAAAGTCGGCTACACTACCCCTGTACTGCATAAATTCTTCTTCTGTTAAATTGTATTTTTTCATTATTTCGGCGCGTTCCATACGCATAGTATATAAAATACCTTCTATACGGTCTAGCTTTGCTGTATCGTAGTTAGGGCTAAAACCTACTTCGCGCTGGTATTTTTTAAATATCCTATTTACTGTAGCATTACCTACACCTTTACGCCCTAGCCAGTTTCGTTGGTAGTGAAGCTGGTGTCCTATTTCGTGTACTAACGCTTCTGTAAACCTTCTACTATTTTTAGGGTACAGCTTAGGGTCTATGTTTATATCTAGTATTTGAATATCAAAAGCGCCGCGCCCACTTACAAACTGGTAACGCATAGCTGTATCTTCGCCTACCTTTAACGTAATAGGTACACTTTGTTTTACTTCTTTTAATATTTGTAGTTCTTCGTCGCCTACTATAAAACCTTGGGCTTGTAGCTTTTTTATTTCGTTATACTGGTCTAGTGCTGGGTGGTTAGTACGTTCGAAGTAGTCGCCTAGTGGTTCGCCTTTACCTTGGTCTGGTCCGCTGTACCTTGGCTTAGGTTTTGGTTTTGGCGCGCCTATAGTGGCAGCTATACTAGCTACGTCTGCGGCTGTTAGTCCACCTGTTAGGTTTTCGCCAGCTAACTGTACGCCTATATTTTCTAAACCTTCTACAGCTACAGCGTCTTCTATAGGTACTGGTATAGCGGCGCATCTACAGTTTATTACGTTACTGGCGCTGCCGCGTCTGTCGCCTGGTTCCATTAGTTCCTGGCCCTGTACTATAAAGGGCTGGTTAAAAGGTACTGTCTGGCCGTCTGCTGCCCTATGGCTTGCGCGTTCGCGTCCGTCTAGTGCTGTAGACCATTCTTTTTGTAGTTGGTCTTTTGGGAATATAGTAGTAGCGCTTTCTAGTATAGCCTTATTACTTATAGCGGTGGTTTCTGTACGTATAAAGCGTTCGGCTTGGTATTGACTATAGCCGTCGAATTGACGCCGTAATATACGCGCTTGTTCAGCTGCGCCTAGCGCTTGCCATTCTGGATCGCGGCTTAGTTTAGTTGTAAGGGCTATAAGTGTTTTTAAAGCTGTACCCTGTACTAGTGTTACGTTAGTCTTAGCTACCGCAGCGCCATAACTAGCAAAACTTGTACGCCATTGGTTTTGGTATTGGTCGGCGCTTTGCTTCTTTACAAACTTCTTATAGTTCTTAA